CTCCGTCTATCGCGTCTCCAAGTGTTAGCGGAACCGCAGCATTCAGCGGAACGATGTCTGCCACTGGCAATGCTTACATGGCAATCGACGCACTGACAGATGCCTCGACAATCGCGGTTGATATGTCAGTCGGGAACAACTTCTCGGTTACGCTTGGTGGCAACCGGACGCTCGGCAACCCGACGAACCTTACAGCGGGTCAGTCTGGTGTAATCTTCATTACGCAAGATGGAACCGGATCGCGCACATTGGCTTACTCGTCCTATTGGGACTTCCCGAATGGCACGGCTCCAACGCTGACAACGACAGCCAATGCGGTTGATGTTCTGGTTTACACGGTTCGTTCTTCTACAAGCATTGCGGCACAACTCCTTACCAATATCGGGTGAGATATGGGATTACCTGTCGAAGTAAATAATTTAATGATGGGTGCAGTTGGAGGCTATCAAATCAGCCGCAGTCTGCGCTTCCGCTCATCTGCAAGTGCTTATCTAAATAGAACGCCAGCAAGTGCATCTAATCAAAAAATATGGACTTGGAGTGGATGGGTAAAACGCGGCGTATTATCAGTTGAATATGGATTATATCAAGCATATACCGGTTCAGTCGGAACACAAGAAACAGTAATTGAATTTCAAAGCGATAACACTTTAAGAATTGCTGACAGCATTGCAGGTGTTTCTACTAATTGGGACGTAATTACAACGGCTGTCTATCGTGATCCTTCTGCTTGGTATCATATTCTTTATGCTGTTGACACAACGCAAGCCACTGCGTCTAATCGTGTAAAACTCTATGTAAACGGCGTTCAAATCACATCATTTGGAACAGCAACATATCCAAGTTTAAACTTTAACACCGCTGTAAATACTACAATTCCTCACTATATATGCCGCCGTGGTTCAGCTTATTTCGACGGCTACCTTGCTGAAGTAAACTTCATTGACGGTCAAGCCCTCACGCCATCCTCATTTGGTGCATACGACACTAACGGCGTATGGCAACCAAAGAAATACACTGGCACATACGGCACTAATGGATTCTATCTGCCGTTCAGCAATACGACTAGCACGACTACTCTTGTGCAAGACTCGTCTGGCAACGGTAACAACTGGACACCTAACAACATCTCGCTGACTGCTGGCACGACATACGACAGCATGATTGACTCGCCTACGGTGGGTGCGAGTGCAAGTAATTATTGCGTAGGTAATCCTTTATACAATGACACAGCCGCAACTAGCACTTGGACAAATGCTAACTTATCATATTCAGTTGGTAACGGCGGTTCGGCAGATACAACAATGGCTGTATCTTCTGGCAAATGGTATTGGGAAAATACAATCGGGGCTACTTCAAATGGAGTTGGCGTTCATCAAGCTGGTTCGGTAGGAAGATTTGTTAATTCAATTATTTACCAAAATACTGGAGACAAAGTTGTAGCTGGAACAACGACTGCTTATGGAGCAACTTACACAAACGGAGACGTCATTGGTGTTGCTTTAGATATTGGCGGCGGAACTGTTACGTTTTATAAAAACAACGCAAGCCAAGGTTCTATCGCATTAAGCGGCGCTTCTATTACTAATGCTTCAGCGTTTTATAGCGGTGGCGGCGGCGTATCAAATGTAGGAAATGCCAACTTCGGCCAACGCCCATTCTCCTACACCCCGCCATCTGGTTATGTTGCGCTGAATACAGCCAATCTCCCGACGCCATCTATTACCAATGGCGCACAGTATATGGCGGCTACGACTTATACTGGTAATGGGTCTACGCAGTCAGTAAGCAACGGTGGAAACAATACGTTAGGCACTACGTTTGCACCCGATTTTGTATGGGTAAAATATCGCAATCAAGCATATAACAATGATTTGTTTGATACCTTACGCGGTGTATCAAAGTATCTTCGGTCTAATTCTACAACTGCTGAATTATCTTACCCCGGTTATGGTGTAACAGCGTTTAACAGCAATGGTTTTAGCGTTACCGACGATTCTGTAGGTAACTATGAAGTAAACGGATCTAGTGGGTCTATTGTTGCTTGGAATTGGAAAGCTGGCGGCACAGGCGTAACTAACAACTCTGGCACCATCACATCTACCGTGTCGGCTAATCCTACGGCTGGTTTTAGTATTGTGACATATACAGGCACAGGTGCAAACGCGACTGTCGGTCATGGATTAGGCGTTGCACCGTCTATGATTATCATCAAATCACGTACTAATGGAACGTATGGTTGGGCGGTAGGACACGTTGGTCAAACAAGTTGGGCTTATACGACCAATTTGCAATCTACATCTGCTCAAGGTTCTAACCCTGGAGCATTTAACAGCACCGCGCCTACGTCATCTGTGTTTAGTGTTGGAACCAACGCTGATACCAATGGCTCTACATTGCCATTTGTCGCCTACTGCTTCGCCGCTGTCTCTGGCTATAGTGCATTTGGCTCATACACGGGTAATGGCAGCACGGATGGTACGTTTATTTTCACCAATTTCCGTCCGCGTTGGATTTTAATAAAACGAACTGATTCAATAGATTCATGGTATATATACGATTCATCAAGAAATACATACAATGTAATGAATAGCCTTTTGATTGCTAATTTATCTAACGCCGAATCAACTGCGGCTGTTATTGATTTTCTATCAAACGGTTTCAAAATTAGAGATACAGGAGGTGGATTTAACGCTTCCGGAGGAACCTATGTGTATGCTTGTTTTAGCGAAAATCCGTTTAAATACAGCAGAGGTCGCTGATGGGTAAGTTGATAGATTCTATTGGAATGGTTCATGGGTGGCTAACAGTAAGGTCACGTGCTTCTAATAGTGGCACTAGAGCCGCTTGGAACTGCGAATGTGTTTGCGGAAACTTTACTGTAGTTGAAGGAAAAAAATTAAGATCAGGTCATACTAAATCATGCGGTTGCTATCGAGCAAAAGTAACTGCTGCTAAACAAGGCAAAGAAAATTTAAAGCATGGTTTATCAAGAACAAAAGGATATAGACGCTATCACAGTAGATTACGTGAAATTGCTGAGTCTTGCCAAACACCAAAGTGGGCTAATCGTGCGAAGATTAGAGAAATATATGCCAACTGTCCAGAAGGTTATCACGTAGATCATATCATACCGTTAAGAGGAAAATACGTTAGCGGTCTGCACATTGAAACAAATCTTCAATATTTACCTGCAAAGGAAAATATGAAAAAGCACAACACGTTTAAACCGGAGTATGTATAATGTTTCTTCTCAACGGTTCACCACTTCAAGTCGATGTAGCGTTTAGCTACAATGGAATTTCTTATCCTAGCAACTGGCTTCGGCTCACAACTCTTGCCGAGAAAGAAGCTATCGGCATCACAGAGGTTCCTGATCCAGAACGGTATGATGACCGTTTTTATTGGAACTTCGGTCTTCCTAAAGATTTAGCTGATCTCAAGAAGTCATGGAACCAACAGGTCGATAACATGGCCTACACCATGCTCTTGCCTAGCGACTGGATGGTAGTCCGTAAGGCCGAGGCTGGCACAGACATTCCCGCTGACTGGGTTGCCTATCGCGCTGCGATTCGCACTAAGGCTGCCGAGCATAAGGCTGCATTAAACGCGGCTACCACGATAGAGGCTTTCATCGCGGCAGCAACTTCGCTAGATTGGCCCCAAGACCCAAACGCTCCAGCAGTGTAATAGGAGTTACGCATGTCCGATGATCTGAATCAGCAAATAGGGCGCATGGAAGCTCAAATCGAGATGCTTCATCGTGACATGAGCGAGCTTAAGACTGAGGTTAAATCTATCGCTTCTGCCATGAACAGGTGGAAGGGTGCCGGTGCGCTTCTCGCTCTTATCGGCGTAGTGTTTGGGTTTTTCGTTGACTTGGTCTTTAAAGCGTTAGGTCGATGAATGGACCCGTTTACAATCCTTGCAGGCGCAACTGCGATCTATAACGGGCTGAAGTCTGCTGTCAGCACTGGCGAAGATGTAGTTGATACTGCAAGACGAGTTGGCAATCTCATGTCCGAGGTGGCTAAAGTTGTCCAGATTGTTTCTCTTCCTCACAAGAAAAAGCTATTCCAGTCTACTGCTGACTATGAAGCAGAAGCGATACAGCGTTTCACAGCAAAGAAAAAAGCGCAGACCCTAGCTTTTGAGGCGAAGAATCTCTTTATCTCTCAGCACGGAGTTGCATCGTGGGAGCAGATTCAGAAAGAGGTTACTGAGATGCGCAAAGAAGCAGCTCGTCAGGCACGACTTGAAGCTGAAGCCGCGGAAGAGGCAAAGAAAGACATCATCCTTGTCTCATCAATCGTCGGCGGTCTGATTTTAGCTATGGGTGTAATCGGTCTTATCCTAGTACTCAGGGGAGCACACTAATGGATTTTCTCAAAACATTCGGTCCACTGATTAACTCTGTCGCACCAACTCTTGCCACAGCTATGGGCGGCCCAGTTGCAGGCATGGCGGTGAAAGCCCTTTCTGGCGCGCTTTTTGGTCATCAGGATGCCTCTGACGAAGAGATCAAACTCGCACTGGCAAACCCTACAGCGGAGCAATTAGCAGCGCTGAAAAAGGTTGACGCTGACTTCAAGGTGCAGATGAAGTCTCTCGACATCGACTTGGAGCGCATCGCTGCCTCTGACAGAGATAGCGCCAGAAACTACGCAATTATGACTCACGACCTTACACCGCGTGTCTTGGCGGTTATCGTTGTCGTGGCATGGGGATGCGTTCAGTGGTTCATGCTGCACAATGTGATCGAGGCATCGATGCGCGAGTTGATCGCCCGTGTTCTCGGTACTCTTGATGGCGCGCTGATGCTTGTCCTGTCTTACTATTTCGGATCAGCCCATCGCCACACGGATGGCAAGTGATGCGCGAGAACTTTGACCAATGCCTTGCAGCAGTGCTGAAGCACGAAGGCGGTTACGTTGACCATCCAAAAGACCCTGGCGGAGCTACCAATCTCGGTTGCACCAAAAAGGTTTGGGAAGAGTGGGTCGGTCACGAGGTGACTAAGGACGATATACGCGCACTCACTGTCGCTGACGTGGCACCGCTATACAAGAAGAGATACTGGGATGCAGTGCAGGGCGACGAGCTTCCTTCTGGCGTAGACAGTTCTGTGTTTGACTGTGCGATCAATTCTGGCACGGGACGCGCAGCCAAGATCGCCCAGAAGATCTGCGGTGTGGCGCAGGATGGCGCGATAGGGCCTGCGTCTCTTGCCGCAATTAAGCGCATCTGTGACGAAGAAGGTGTGCGGTATTTCATTGAAGAGTATAACGACGCGCGATTGCGCTTTCTCCAAGCACTGCCGACCTTTGAGCATTTCGGTAAGGGTTGGAGCAAACGCGTTTCTGAGGTAAATATAGCGTCACTCGACCTTGCGCGTCGCGGAGATTCCTGATGCCGTTAGTTCCGCTCACTATCCCACCAGGCGTAGTCAAACCGGCAACCCCGCTTTTGGCTAAGGGACGCTATTGGGATGCAAACCTGATCCGGTGGCGGTCTAACAAATTGCTGCCTGTCGGCGGTTGGCAGAGAATTACAGAAACACCATTAGCAAGCACTGTGCGTGCGCTGTTTCCAGTCATGGCGAATGATGGGTCTAGCTGGTTGATGATCGGCTGCGAAGATAAGCTCTATGCCGGTGAAGCATCAACTTACACAGATATTACTCCGACAGGTTTCGTGCCTGCTGAAAGCGGTCTTGTCGGCGGCTACGGCGCATACTTTTATGGCGCAGAGCTTTACGGTGATGACACAGACCCGACATACCCGCGCCCACCAAGCCAGTTGAGTGTTCCGTCGTTCACATGGACAATGGATAACTGGGGCGAAGATGTGCTTTCAGTGGCATCATCTGATGGGCGACTGTTCATCTATCACCCTAATGATGCAGAAGCCGGTATTGTTGGCTATGCAGACATTTCTTCGATCAACAGAACAAGTAACGTCGTTACTGTTACAACATCACTTGATCACACATTTAATGTTGGTCAGAGTGTTATTATTGCAGGCGTTACAACAACGTCATTCAATGGCACATTCACTATAACTGCAACACCAACGGCAAATACTTTTACCTATGCTCAGAGCGGTACCAATGCCACATCTTCTGGGGGCACTGCAACGCATCCAGGCACACCAACACAGAATCGCGGTGTAATCGTAACACCAGAGCGGCACTGTGTTCTTTTTGGTATGAACGGAAATCCCCGTCGTGTTGGATGGTCTGATGCAGAAGACTACGCTGAGTGGGATTTTGCTTCAGCCACAACGACTGCTGGTTTCTTCGATCTTGATACGCAATCGCGCATCATCATGGCGTGTGCTGTTCGCGAAGGAACTCTGATCTGGACTGAAGATGAAGCATGGCTCATGCGGTATGTAGGGTTGCCATACATCTACGGCTTTGAGCGTATCGGTTTTGGATGCGGTCTTATTGCGCCTAGATCTTTTGCAACATTCGGCGGTCGCTGCATCTGGATGGGGCGCGAGAACTTCTGGATCTATGACGGTGGTTATGTGAAGCCATTGCCGTGCGACGTAAACGAGTACGTTGTCACAAACATGGACCCAACAGCTGGTAATCTTTATACGCATGGCGCAGAAAGTGGCCTATTCCCAGAGGCATGGTTCTGGTACCCGTCTGTTGGTTCAGCGGTCCCAGATCAGTATGTGATTTTCAATTACGCCGAGGGATGGTGGTCTATCGGTTCAATGACACGCACAGCTTCTTGCGGAGCAAGCGTATTCCCGTACCCGATTGCGGCAGATAACACGAACGACCTTTTCTATCACGAGAACGGATGGACCAATAACGGCGCATCCCTTGTAGGTGAGCGTTGGGTCGAAAGCGGATCTCTTAATCTGCAACAGGGTAACAATGTTTTGATGGTCAAACAGGCTTTGACAGACAGCGGCTACGGTTACGACTCAACCGCGTTGCAGTTTTACACCTCCTACACACCAGAAGGCACAGAGACACTGTCTTCAGTCTATAACCCGCGGTCAAACGGATATACGGATGTCCGTGTTTCAGGACGCGAAATGCGCATCAGGCTAGAGTCAACTCAGGATGCCCCTTGGTCGATTGGTGAGACGCGCTTGGATCTGGTGCCGCGAGGTGGGCGATGAATATCTTCATCCCGAACCCGCCACCTGCCTATAACCCTTCGCCGTTTGCGACGATCTTTGACACCATCAAAAGAGCTATGACTTTTGCTGTTTCGACCGAAGAAGCGGTCGCAGGCATACTCCTTCAAAGTCCAGACGGATCGGTGTATAAGTTGACTGTGGACAACGCAGGAAATCTCGTAACGACGGCGGTGCCCCTTGGGTCTCGATGAAAAGCAAATCCTGAAGCTCCTTGAGTCAGGGATGAAGAAAGGCGGTTATACGCACAGCATAAAAGACATAGTTGATGCGCTTAAAGACGGCCATATGCAGGCTTTCTTAAACGATGGGGCACTCGCGATCACGCAAGTGGTAGATTTCCCTCAGAAGCGCGTCCTAGAGGTTTTATGGTGTGCCGGTGTTCTTGATGAAGTGATGAACCTAAAGTCAAAGCTCGTCGAGTTCGCCAAAGAACAGAATTGCACAATGGGTCGAGCTTACGTTCGCCCCGGTCTGGTAGTACCAATGGAACAAGCAGGATGGCGCAAGGCTCAAACTGTTATGTTCTTCGATGTGGAGAATTGAGATGAGCGGTGGATCAGGACCAACAACAACACAGACTTCATCTGTCCCTGCTTGGGTAGAGAGTTTCGGGCAAGAGAATGTCCAGATGGCGAAAGACATCGCCAAGACTCCATATCAGGCTTACTCTGGCGAGACAGTTGCGGCGATGACCCCTGACCAGCAGGCGGCATACAATATGCTGCGCCAGAACATTGGCGCGTATCAGCCTGCCTATGCCTCTGCTCTGCAATCAGCGCAAGGTGTCGCCCAGTACCAGCCCGGTCAGTTTTCAGCACAAGCGTTGCAGACATACCAAGACCCGTACCAAGCCCAAGTTGAGCAAGGGGCGCTTGCGGCGATTGAGCGGCAGCGGCAGCTCGCACAAAACCAGATCGGCCAAAGCGCTCGCGCAGCCGGTGCTTTCGGTGGATCGCGCCAAGGTGTGCAAGAAGCGCTCGCTAACGCAGAAGCTATGCGAATTGCCGGTGAAACGTCTGCCGGTATCCGCTCGCAAGGTTTCCGCACAGCGGCAGATCTTATGGCTCAGGACCAAGCGCGTCAGGCAGCAGCAGCTCAGTTGCGTCTTGCCGGTGCCGGTCAAATCGGCGCTCTTGCCGGTGCTGGTCAGCAGGCGCTTACGAGCGAAGCCGGTGCTCTCGAAGCGGCAGGCAAAGCGCAGCAGGCACAGCAACAGGCGCTTCTCGATGAGGCTTACCGTCGCTATGCGGAAGAGCGTAACTACCCGTTGACGCAACTCGGTATCCGTCAAGCAGGTTTGACTGGGGTACCTTACTCCACGACCACATCCTCGACGACAAGCGGTGGTGGCAATCTTGGTCTCACGGCTCTCGGTGGCGCTGGTCTCGGTGCTCAGATCGGCGGTCTCATTCCTGGCCTTGGTGCTGGTTATGGTGCTGGTCTTGGGACGCTCGCCGCGTTTCTCTCAGACCAGTCAATGAAGACCGACATCGAGAAGCTAGGCAAGGACAAGGAAAGCGGTCTCACGATGTACGCATACCGGTACAAGGGTGACCCGAAGAGCTACCCGAAAGTGGTTGGCCCGATGGCGCAAGAGATCGCGAAAAAGTATCCCGAACAAGTGAAGAAGGTCGGCGGAAAACTGGCTGTAAATCTCGGTTTCGGTCCCATGATGAGCAACGCGTAAAGGCAACACAATGGCCGAAGATACACAGAGGTATCGCGAAACTGTAAGCAATCCGCGCGCGGGTGACACACCGGGCTTTGGCACGGGTGGCGGTGGCTCTGTTGGTGGCGGTGGTGGGTATGGCTCGTCAGGGGGTCTCTTAAGCGGTGGTGGCGGTGGTGGTCGTGACGCGTCTGTCATGGCTACAGAAGCCGCTAACAGAGCCGCTGGAGCCGCTCGTGCGCAAGCCGCCGCACAGCAAGCCTATATCGCATCTCAGCCTGCCACTGGCCCTGCAACGCGTGGTGGTCCCGCGGTCGTGGCTGCTCAGATCGCTCGCCGCAATCAGTTAATCAATGACTTTGTGCGCAACACTGCAATCGCCGAGTCAGGCGGTGTAGCCACAGCGAAGAACCCGCTCTCGTCAGCGACAGGTTTGCATCAGTTCACCAAGGGTACTTGGACGAAGATGATCGAGACCTATCGCCCAGACCTTTTGGAAGGTCGGACGAAGCAAGAGGTATTGGCGTTACGGACTGATCCAGAGTTATCGACAGAGATGGCCGGTAATCTTGCACGAGAGAATGCTGACTATCTTGAGTCACGCGGTCTTCCTGTGAACGAAGGGTCGCTCTATCTCTCGCACTTCTTGGGTGCAGGCACAGCGGCAGATGTGTTACGCGCGTCTCCTGATACGCCCATCAGCAATCTTGTTGGTGAAAGCGCTATTAAGGCAAACGAGCGTATCTTGGGCGGTGATCGTACTGCGGCAGATGTAGCTCAGTGGGCCTCGAACAAAATGTTTGCCAGTGCTCCTGCTGCTGGCGCTGCGGCAGCTGGCACAGCAACTCCAAGCATTCGGTATGGGTATAAGCCTGGAGAAAGCACATTCGCTCCACCGCAAGTTGAAGCAGCAAAACCTGCTGGTTTTCTCGATCAGATTTTTGGCGGTCAACCGGCACTGAATCAGCGCATCGCTGATCTTGAAGCAGCTGGCATGACTTCAACATATCCCGACCAAAGTGCTGCTTACGCTAAACAGGCATACGCAAATGAATTTGCTGGTGGTGATGTCAGTAAGGTGAAGTCGCGCATTGTTGATTTTGGCCAAGGGCCAGTGGTGGACTATTACGTTAAGGATCTCGGTGACGTTGCAGGGGAAGCTATCAGTGGGTTGCTCGGTGGGATCGGCAACCTGTTTGGAGGTTCTCGTGATCAAGCAGTACGCGGTCCAAATGAAGCGTATGGCGGTTCAGCTATCGCACCTGGCAGTATTTTCGGAAATCTTTTCAGTGGCACTCCTCGTGCTGATTATGGGCCTTACGGCAACCTCACAGCGGAGCAATATCGTCAGCAATATGGTGGCGGCGGTGCAGCACAACTGGCACCTGTTGCACAAGCACCAGTAGCCCCCGCAGCAGCGCCACAACCAACACAACAATTTGCAGGCATACCTACAGCGGAAGAGTTGTCGCGTAGCCCCTATCTCTGGCGGCAATACTATAACCGTCTTCCGCAAAACTATGGTATGCCAATGGTACAAGCACCGCTTATCGGTCCTACGATACGCGGAATTTTCTCTTAGGAGCGCATAATGGCTAACGGTCTTCTCAGCGATTGGATGTCAGGCACCGGTGTGTACGGTAGCCCTAATGCTATCGACCCATCGACCGGCGTACCGTATGCCGATGTGCGTTCAGCGCAGCTCGGTGCTCTTGGCAATATCGGATCTCTGTTGATCGCAGCAGGGCAACCGATGACCGGTGCACAGCGCGCCCAGTTGCTCGGTCAAATCGGTCCTCAGTTGAGCGGTATGCAAACCGACATCTATAACGCAGCACAGCGGCGCTTGATGCAAGCGCAGTTTGCCGAGAAGCAGGCAGAGCTTGCCGATACCAACAAGATTCGCGATCTGATGAAAGATCCTGCGGCATTCAAAAGCGTTACAGGTTATGACTTAGGTCAGTTCACTGGGTTAAGTCCAAGTGAAATCGGTGGCGCTTTGAAGCAAATTTCAGTGGCAAAGCTGTCGCGCGATCCAACGCAAGCCGCTCTTGCGGCGGCGCAGTTAGAAAAAGCTATGATAGATCTAGAGACACCAATTACGAAAGAAGTAAATGGTGTTCTTCAGCAGTATGATAGAACAAGTAAAAAATGGGTTCCTGTTACAGAGAAGTCTGAAGAGGGTCGCCCATTAACACCTGAAGAACTTAAGCAATACAACCTTCCTTTAGGTACATCGGCAAAATGGACAAAGAGTGGACCTGTTGTTCTTAAGGGCGGTGCTCCTCAAGCTCCATCAGGATTTGCTTGGTCTCGTCAACCTGGGACAATGGGACCAGATGATGTCGGTGAACTTGTTCCTGTAGCTGGTGGTCCAGCAACGCAACTACCTGCTGAAGTATCAGGTAAACTTGCAATCATTGACACGTTCTTTGAAAGAGCGCCTACGATTGATGATGCGATTAAGGCAGGTGATTTTGCCGATAAAAACATTACTGGTCGCATGGCTCTTGCTACAAATGTTGGACAAATGGGTGAAATCAACCGCATCTTCAAGCAAGGTGAGGACGCAATCCGCCGTGTTTTGACTGGTGCTGGGATGGCAATTTCAGAAGCAGATAATTATGCCTCTCAATATTTGCCACAAGCAACAGACAGTGAAAAAACGATCAAGCAAAAATATGATGCGATGACAAAAACTCTTACCAATATGAGGAAGTCAATGACTCAAGGTCGTGGTGGAGTTGCAGATCTTTCACCTATTGGTGGGAAAAAATCTGAAGCTGCACCGGCATCTGATGACGCATTGATCAATAAATACTTGAACCAGTAAGGTTTACGATATGGCTACTTATGAGCAAGTTCTCCAAGCACTGCGTAATGCCGATGCATCTGGCAATGTAGAGGATGCAAAAAGGCTTGCTCAAATTGCTAGAGATATGAAGGCAAAAGAAACGGCTCCAAAAGCTGAAGCACCTAAGTTAGAGGTACAACCACAAGTTACACCACAGCCGCAAATGGAAGGAACGTATGTTCCTGAGTATGACCCTGCATCTGGTGCTGCCACTGGTGGAATGACATTTGTGCCTACGACTGCGCCTATGTCTTATGCGGAGCAGATGAAGCAGACCTTCTCAACGATTGGTCGTGGTGCGGATACTGCTGCACGCGTCCTCGCTGATGCTGCAACATTTGGGTACGCAGATAAACTTGCTGCATCAATGGGTACTGGTGATTATCAGAAGCGTCTTGCAGAAGAGCGTGCTCAGACACAGGCAGCACAACAAGCCTTTGGTAGCGCTCTTCCACTAGCTCAAGCAGGTGGAGCTGTTGCCGGTGCTATGGCTATGGCACCTGTGTCTCTGACAGCACGTCTTGGTAGCGCTGCAAATACACTTTCAGGTCTTGCGAGAAACATTGGTCTTGGTGCAGTTGAAGGCGCAGGACTTGGTGCTCTCGAGGCAACCGGTCGTGATCAAGACGTTCAAGCAGGCGCAACAACTGGTGGTATTATTGGTGCAGCTCTTCCAGCAGCAGTTGGAACAGTTGCTCGTGCAATATCTCCGCTTCGTTCGTCTGCAACTGCTGCACAGCAAGCGGCGATTGATGTAGCGAAAACAAGAGGCATCCCGCTAACACCTGGAGAGCAGTTACAGGCTCGTCCATTGCGATTTTTGGAAAGCCAACTTGAAAACATTTCAGGCATTTCTCCACGCGCTGCACAGCAGACTGCCATCAATCGCGAGGTCGCTTCGACATTTGGATCTACTGCGGAAGAGATCACTCCTGAAGTTATCGATAATAGCTTTAAGTCTCTCGGGAAACAGTTTGATACATTTACTCAAAATAAAACAATCGACACAGGTGCTGGCTTCAAGAGTGAAGTTCAGCAGATTCTCAATGAGTACAGCAAAACTATTGATGCGAACATTAAGCCTATTTTAGTGAATCAGGCGAAGGGGCTTCTCAAACTTGCTCCACAGACTTCTGGTGATGATCTCCAAAAAATCAGAAGCACTCTGTCTCGTCTTGAGAGAACAAAGAAAGATGATCCAGAACTCAACGCGGCAATATCTCGTTTGCGCGAGTCTGTGGACGATGCAATCGAACGCTCTCTACCCGCAGCTGAAGCAGAAGCTCTTCGGACTGCTCGTGACCAATACCGCAATCTAAATATTGTTTCACAATCTCTTGGAACGGGAGCAGAAGCGCAAGCTGGCAACGTGTCATTGAAGAACATCGCCAATGTACTCTCAAACAGAGATCGTGTTGGTTATGCGCGAGGCCGCGGCGGTCAGCTCGAAGAGCTTTCACGCATTAGTGGTATTATTGCAAATCCGCCATCTTCTGGAACAGCTGAAAGAACATATCTGCAAGGTCTTCTCTCACCTCAGACAATGGTTCAAAGTGCAGGTGGTGCTTTGGGTTATAGTATTGGCGGATTACCTGGAGCAGTTGTTGGCTATCTTGGGACACCAGTTGCCGCAAATCTTGCTTACAATAACCCATTGGTTCGATCTTATTTGTTGAACCAAGCAGCAGCGCCACTAGAAAGAGCAATACCGTCTTTCGCTCGCTATGGAACGATGGGCGGTCTCCTCGCAACAGAGCCATCAAAGTAGTAATTGATTAAGCATAAGTACGACATACTCGACATTGCGCGCTTCTATTCGAAGGTCGATGTAGGAAAAAGAGATGACTGCTGGCTGATTAACGGGACAGTGCCTACCGCCGATGGGTATGGCACTTTCTCGATCAACGGGAAATCGATTCGCGCTCATCGTTTCTCGTATGAGGTATTCCACGGACCAATACCGCCAACGCTTGTCGTGCGACATCGATGCGATACTCCGCTCTGCGTTAATCCGTATCACCTACAGACTGGAACAACAGCCGACAACGTGATGGATCGCGTGTTGCGCAATCGGTCTGCCAAGGGTGAAGGTAACGGCCAGTCGAAAATCACAGCTGCGATAGCTAAGAAAATCTTCCTCGATGAGCGACCGTATAGCCAAATCACTAAGACCTATGGGTTACACAAGTCGAGCATCAGCCAGATCAAACTCGGCAAGACGTGGTCACATGTAACCGGCAAGCGGTTTCTCCCAAAGTGAAAAACTGATACTATTTCAATGCGTTGAGCTTGCTCCGCACTGCCCGACCTCCCCTGGGCAGACGGCCCCCGTGTCTCCCATCAGGCATGGGGGCCAACTTTTTTTTGAGTTATCCACAGGAAATAATAATATGGCTTGTGTCTATCGTATTAGTCAGATAGGGTGAGCAAATCAGCGATGGGCTGAGAAACACGGAGACACGGAAACATGACAGATCCAGACCCAAGAGTTGTACGGCTGCTCATAAATTTGCTTGCCATAACTCTTTTCTCAATTATCGTATTTGGTCTTGCGTATATCGTTGATGGACACCTGCAATGACCAGCGTTGATTGGAACTCGCACTACAAAGATGTGCGCTTGCGACTGCGTGCTGCACCGCAACGCAACATCGTTAAGATCAAGGTTGAGGAGCCACCTGCACCAGAGCCGGAGCCTGTACCAGAAGTGGTACATGTCGAGCCAGAACCCGCACCGCTGCCGCCAATCGTGGCACGGCAATTCACGGAAGCGCATCAGTTGTTGCGTGCTGCTCGCATCTCGCCGCTCGCACGGTGGAAGGAAATTCTGAGGGACGTATGCGCAAAGCACAAGATCCACCCAGAAGCAGTTACTGGCAACTCGCGAGAAGCGCCTTTGGTAAAGTGTCGCCGAGAAGTGTACTGGCGGCTCAGAACAGAGCTGGGGATGAGTCTTTCCCAGATCGGGCAGAAGTTGAACAAGGACCACACCAGTGTGCTCTACGGTGTGAAGGAATACGAGAAAGCATTGGGGAAACAGTGATGGACCATAGGGATGTACTCAAAGAAGCGCAGTCGCTTCTATCGCAACGCGGTAACTCTTACGGCGCTGCGCAAGAGAATTTCGAACGAGCTGCGACTTTACTCAGCGTTCTGTCTGGGAAGAAGTTCTCGGCATACGATGTCTCGCTAGCAATGCTTGCAGTGAAACTTTCACGGCTTGCCCACAGCCCAGAACACCATGACTCATGGGTAGACGGCATCAACTATATGGCATTCTGCGCAGAGTTTACAGGCAAAGATGCACCGCAGGCTGTGCTCGATCTCGCAGTGAAAAAGGTACAGGCAAACCTCAACGAAGCTCTTAGGGGAGATGGAAATGGTTGAAGTTAGACCAGACGGTGAAAACGAATACGTTATTCTTAAAGATCATGCTGTCGCAGGATGGGTGCAGATGGCACGAGACAAGAAATACCGCGCGCTGACAATCGATGGGCATCTTACACATCACTGGACGCTTACATCAGCCCTGTCAGCAGTCGCTGACGACGCAGAGGACATAGAACTCCATGCCACAGCAACTCAGTAATATTCCAGCGACGGAATACCATTCGTGGGATGCGCTATCAGCGTCTGGAGCGAAGCAATTACTCAGATCGCCAGCTCACTATCTCGCAGCGAAAGAGAATGAGCGCGAGCCAACACCTGCAATGAAATTCGGTACACTCGTTCATGCAATGGTGTTGGAGCCAGAGACAATCGACACAGACTTCGCAGCAATGCCAAAGATTGACCGGCGCACATCAGCTGGCAAGCAACAGGCAGAACTTTTTGCGGCGACGAACGCGGGTAAAACTGTTGTCGATTTCGATGACTTTCAGCGTGCGCAGCGCGTCGCAGAAGCAGTCCGTTCGCATCATCTATATAAGGAACTCTTGAAAGGCGCGAGCGTCGAGCAATCGTTTAAGTGGGAGCAAAACGGTGTGCCATGCAAGGCGCGCATGGACGCAATACAGGGATCGACAATCGTTGACCTGAAGACCACGCAGGACGCTTCGCCTGATGGATTTGCGAAAACACTTGCGGGGTTGAAGTATTACGTTCAAGCCGCGCATTATCTCGATGGGTATATGCATACCACTGACTTTGAAGCGAAAGATTTCATCTTCATCGCAGTGGAGACAGAAGCGCCGTACGCCATTGGCGTATACAATCTCGATATGGTCGCGCTTGAAGCAGGTCGCCATCAGATGGCTCTTGCCGCAGAAGCGTATAAGGCAACGAAATCAGCAACAGCGTGGAAGGGCTACTCGCCGCAGATAGAGACGCTGTCAGTGCCATCATGGATACAGAACTATGGATAAGATTATCGATGAGCTTGACCAAGCTCGCGTTACAGCAGGCATGTCGCAGCGCGAGTTGTCAGTAAGAGCAGGGCTGACACCTACGCACTGGTGGCAAATCTCTCGCAGAACAAGATCAGCGGAATTCGGAACGCTTGAACGCATAGCTAATGCTCTTGGTTATGCCATCGTGGTGATACCAGTGCCGGTGCAAGAATGAAGATTTGCGGCATCGATCCTGGTGCGAGCGGAGCCATCGCGGTCATCGATATCGAGCGGGGGTATATCTCAGTGATAGATATGCCGACGCACGCAATCGAGCGCAACGGAAAGAAGAAGACCGAGATCGCAGCGCAACTCGTTGCACGGCATCTCGAAGAGCTTCAACCGGATCACGTTTGGCTTGAACGCGTCGGAGCAATGCCGGGTCAGGGTGTCTCCAGCATGTTCCAGTTCGGGAGATCGGTGGGGACAATCGAAGGAATCATCGCCGCGTTACGCTTGCCAATCTCTTATGTCACACCGCAGAAGTGGCAGAAGGCATCTGGGATGCGTGCAGGAAAAGACGGATCACGGCAACGCGCGCAGGAGCTTTTCCCAGCTTTTGCCCAACACTTTTCTCGGGTGAAGGACAATGGAAGAAGCGATGCCGCGCTCATTGCATGGTACGGCGCAACACAAGATCCCTAGTGAGAGAGGGAATTACTCTCACCCGCGTAAGGTCACGGTCTGACCTATCAGTAACTCTGAAGGAGTAACAATGTTGAACTTTCCACAGCAAGCATCAGGTAAACCGTGGGCGCGTCTCGACGCACGCACAGGCATTCTCTTTGTCTCGTCAGCGGATGGTGAAAAGTCTGCCGTAGACATGAAGGGGAAGTTATTCGGTCTCGACATCGCAAACGCAAAGCAGGGCTGGTTGATGGTCGGCGCTGCCGGTGTTGATTGGCAAGAGGTCAACGGTGCATGGGGCAACCCGCCATCAGCAGACCATAAGCCTGGAGTAGATGTAACGATCTACTCGAAGGACGCATCATTCGGAGATGCGCCATTCCGCAGCGCAAGAGGCAACTCACGCGCATGGACGCAATTCGTTGCAGATGTCGCGAAAAAGGCAGGAGCAATCCCTGCTGGCAAGCTCGCAACTCTGCGCGTCGATGCAGTCAAAACCATTAAGGTTGGTCAAGGCACATCAGTGCAGATCGACTTCACTCTCGCACCGAAAGAGAAGTGGTACTCAGCAGAAGATGCGAGTGCTGCTCCTGCACCGGCACCGACATCTTCGAGTGATGACGAAGAGTTTTAAGTAAAAAGAACCCCCGTACCGGAATCCGAACCAGTACGGGGGTTTAAGTCTCGGGAGGAACCTTCAGGGGCAATCCCTAAACCAACGGAGTTCGTTGTGAGCGAAACACTACAAGAAACAAAAGAGATGGGCAACAGCGCAACCTATGAGATGTCTCTCGCCTTTGCAGCTGCTGGCTTCAGAGACACAGATCTCAAGCCACGCGTGTACACACTCGCTGCACTCAGTGACAGATTAAAGCATGTGCGTGTCGGCCCAAAGGATGGGTCATACCTTATCCGTGGTGGTAATCTCTCGATCTGCAAGCGCGCCGACGAGAACCTGCAATCAGCAGAGCTGATCATCCTCGACGGCGACTCTTCAATCGATCCAGAGACTGGCGAGATCCTCACAGGCGCACCGTCATTCCATGCCGTACACGACGCGCTGAAAGACATGAACATCGCGCACATCATGCACACGAGCCACAGCAATCGGGGTTCTGATGGCGTGGTCTCGTTCTGGAAATACAGAATACTGATCCCCTGCAAGATGCAGTCGCAAGAAGAGCTGACCGCTGCTGTCGATTACTTTATCGCCGAGCTGCATAAGCGCCAGATCTGGATGAACTGCGTCAACGAGAATTACCGCTGGTCTCAGCCGTGGTTTCTCCCACGCGTCAGCAAGGACGAGGAGAAGGAACGCTTTGTCCATCGCGATCACCTCGACGGCAACATCTTCAGCATCGACACAGCGATCTCTTGGCAGCGCCAGACAGAGCAACAAAATCAGATCATCGATCATATCAAGCACGCGCCAGTGGCATTGCCGACGCAGAACAGCACAACGATCTCGCAATTCAATGAGCAGCACGGTCTTGAATGGATGCGAGCGCAACTTGCATCGATGGGCTATCGCTTCAGCCATTACGATAAGCGGAACGACGCATACCGATACCTTGCGCCGACGAGTCAGACCGGCACAGCAGGAGTGATGCTGTTCAAGGGGAACCGTGGCGACTGGGTCACCTACTCGCATCACGGCGCGCATGATCCCCTATCTCAGAAAGTGGTAGACCCATTCGCTTTATACGCGATAGCAAATTTTTCTGGGGATAACTCTGCCGCCGTCCGGTCAATACAGCCACGCGAAAAGAGCATCACAGAGCAACTGTCAGAGATCCGCAGTCACCAGTTAGACACAGCGGCAGCAACACAGCAAAGCGTTACAGGTAACGCTGATACGCGATCTCCAGCGCCGAAAAAGCGCATCGAAATTCTGCGGATGGATGAGCTGAAGGATGAAGCAGTCCAGTGGCTCATCGAGGATCTCGTGCCAGCCAAAGCATTCGCGGCGATCTACGGCAAGCCAGGAAGCTTCAAGTCGTTCGTCGCCATATACCTATCCCAGATGATCGCCGCGGGTCAGCCAGCATTCGGTAAGCCGACCGCGCAAGGGACATGCTTATACATTGCAGGGGAAGGCCAAGCAGGTTTAAAAAAACGCTCGGACGCGTCAAGGATCACCCATGAGATAGAGCCGTCTGTGCCTCTCTATTTCATTAAGAGAAGCCTGAATCTCAGCTCGACGTTGGAGGACATGCAGGAGCTCATCAAGGAGATCCACGAACTCGGCATCTCTCCATCGCTCATCGTCGTGGATACACTGGCGCGCAACTTCGTAGGCGACGAGAACAGCTCCAGCGACATGAGCCAATTCATAGCCGTCATAGGCGAACTCATCGCGCAGCTCGGTTGCACGGTGCTCGTCGTCCACCATGCCGGTAAGGACGAGTCAAAGGGTATGCGTGGCTCGTCAGCGCTACTCGGTGCAGTGGACGCAGAACTCGAATGCGTGCGCACATCAGACGAGGAAGACAGGGAACACCTCACAGGAAAACTGACCACGACAAAGCAGAAGGAAAGCGAAGACGGGATCGAGTTTCACTTCGAAATGGTCAAGGTTCTCACCGACCCAGTCGACCCGAACATCGTATCACTAGGGCTTAGACCCAGTGAGAAACAGCACAGCAAAAAGAAGCAGAAAAAGCAGCTCACGGAGAGCGAAATCTTCACGCTGGAAGCCTTTGACTTAGCAGTCTCAGAAGTCGGAAAGCGCTATGGGATACCCGGAATACCGCCAGATAAACTGTGTATAAGACGCGCTGATTGGTTAGCCTATTTCCGACATTTGTGTGCTGGAGACGACAAATTTAGCGAAAGAGCGTATCAAAGAGCGGCTGCGTCGCTCAGTGTGGCGAAAATCATAGCCGCCAAAGGCGACATTTTGTGGAAAACCGAGCAACATCAACATGTTACAGAAAAACCCGACAAGCCGACATTGCCCGACATGGCGTAGTTTGTCGCATCTGGACACGACACGAGGCGACATGTCGGGTGGGGTATACCCCTTTAGGGGTATCCCACAATGTCGCTTCGGGTGTCGGCTGGTTCTGTCGGTGTAAGTTTGAGACTAAGTTGCAGCTTGTGAGTTGCGGGTCAGAGGAGAGAGACGATGAGCAATATCGGGGGTGGTGATGGCGGTGAGGGTGAGCGTCCCGTCATTCAGTTGTACCAGCTGGTGATGCGTGAAGAGGATACCCAGTTGCAGCAGAAAAAAGGGTGCTGCGAGCGCTGTCTCTTTTGGGTGGAGTTCAACGAGAACACCAATTCTGAGCCTGAAGGCGAGTGCCACAGACTGCCGCCGCAAGTCACCGCGACGGGTACGGTCAAGGATCAGCACTACGGATGCAGCTGGCCTATCACCGGCGCGTCTGACTGGTGCGGGGAGTTCGAGGAAGCGGTGAGGATGAACTGATGGCAAGACGAGTTGCAGAGATCGATAGCCCGAACGAGATGCTCGTCTGGGAAATGCGTCAAAGGCAGGTTGACGCGGCACTGGCTCCTCTCGACCGATTGGCGCGGGAGATGGAAGGCGCTTGGGGTTACCGTCGTCTCCAGTCGCTGGCCTCACCGGATCTTGCGGTGAAGTTTGAGTCAGCGCGTCAGAAGCTCGATGAGGCGATCAAGGCGCAGGACGCTGACGCTGTAGCCAAGCGCGCCGAGATCCTCATGCGGGGATGGCAGGCACTCGCCAAGACAGCAGGGGAGCAGGGACACGCACCGCTTGGTGAGGGAATCTGGCAGGCCAAGAGCGGCGGGAGAACCTACACGGTGGTCCTCGTCAGGGAAGACGCAGATGCGCCAGCCTTGAGTGCCTCCGAGCCGGACACCGTGGTGAGCGTCGAGGAGCTGCTGGTCTGCTGGCGCAATCGCTACGAGAGCACCGGCGTGGCGAAGGCCAAGGATGCGTTTCCTGGAGCGAGTGTGGTTGATGAGCGGCCTCGGACGGGGAAGCCGTTGCCGCGCGGTGGGGATGAGTTGCCGTTCTAGGATGGCCCGTAAACGCATTAGGAAGGCCGTACAGGGCAATCGGACTGCTAAGACGGTATTGCGGAGCTACGAGCAGTGTACACGGCTCTACGGGCCTCCTAATGCGTTTTCGGAAAACCGGCATACCGGGTGAGTTTCGGGTGCTGGGAAATCGGTTTGAGGAATAATTTCAACTCTACCGATATGGGCTAAAGTAAAACTGGGGGTAAATGGATGGGCGGCAGCTCGTTTTGGTGCGCGTCATGGTGCACCGCAAAACCGCGTCGCTGCACCGCACAAGGGCGCGCGTCATGTCATGACGCGCCGCGTTATGGTCGCCGCGTATGGTGCGCGTCGCCGTGTCGCCGCACAACGGGCGCGCAGTTTTCGGCATTGGATAGACTGCGACATATTGCCGCGATGGTATTAGGGCGGGGGGCGAGCTAGGGGCATGGGGTGCCTCAAAACGAAAAAGCGCAGCCGATTAGGGCCGCGCTAGGGGGAAGGGTAGGGGTAAGGGGAAGGGCATTATTCGGTGATGTCAAAAGCGAATTCGTGACAGTCGCAGAAACCCTTTATGGCGAAATACTGTAAATCAGTGATTTTGAACGGATCGACCGTCACGGAACGCGTTTCGGGGTGATACAATACCGCGTCGCCACCGCCCGTTCCGGTCCAAGCGATATCGTGACTCGTAACACATGTGACAGCGCGATTCAGGATCACGCTAATCGTTGTTATCGCATAAATGTGCGTCAAATCTTTTTTCGGTCGCATAATTCCGTATCTCCGTGTTAGCCTCATCAGTTGCCGCCTAACGGCAAGACGCGCCCCGCAAGGCGCGTTTCGGCTTTTCACTCGCCCCAAAGCGCGTTTCCTATAAAGAAAAGCACAAAACACAAAACGACGGGACCGAATAGCAGCAAGCCGTCAAAAGCCGTGAGCGTATGCATAGAGTTCCCCCTATCAAGCCGCGATTTTATCAGCGCGCTTTTTTTGCACGCCATGAGCGGGAAAGCCGACAATTGTCTCACGTTGCAAAGCGCACAAGCCGCAAGACTTACAAGTCACGTCGTCGCGATACGTTGCCGGGCATACCGTGACTTTTCGCCCGTTTGGCGTTGTGATTTTTTCGGGACCGGAAACGCTTGACGGCAAAACGACGACGACGGGACCGGCTTTCGTGTCGGCCAAAGCGTCGGCATGTTTCAAGTTATTAGCGGAAAGATTGACCGTGAAGCCCTTAGCGTTAGCACGGGCGACAATATCGCGATTTTTCTCATTCCGTATCACGTCATAATGCGTATAAGTGAAGCCGCGCTTTCCTTCATTCGCGACGACCAAAGCCGTAAACGCGCCCGCGTCAATATTGATACGGTTTCCGGGCAAGTCGCCCGCTTGATTGTGCCGCCAAAGCGTTCCGGGCTTTAAGTCGCGTATTTTTGCAACAAAATCGGCCCAAGCGTCGCCCGTGTTTTTATCCGTGACTTTTTGCCAAAACATAAAAAGCGGGCCGTTCCCGGCATAGCAGCCGTTTTCCCGTAGCGGGCAAGCGTCGGGACATGTTTCGAACGTCGTGGTCGAAACGGGAATCGGTCCCGTTTTTTCGTTGCGCGACTTCAGCGTTAGGGCGACTTGATACATAGCGTTGGCCTTTCCGTGTTTCCGTGTTCCGTGTTTCAGTGTTTCAGTTAATGGTGCCCAATAACTCGAACTTTTTGATTAACTCTTATGGGAGTTCCGCGCGGGTAACACATGTTAAGAATTGCTTCCGCTTGTTTTTCCGTATCAAAAACATATGGTGCGCCGTTGTTCGGGCGGACTTTTATCCAATTTTCAGTAATAGAACCATTATCCCCAACAGTTTTGGTCAATACTTCAATGTAATAACGCATATTAATTCCCCTGTTATTTCCATGTTTCCGTGTTTCCCGATAGGGTGTCCCTGTATGCGACACATATTGTAAAGCGTCAAGCGGAAATTTTACTTTTAGGGTTTATAATGTATAAAGGAAAACACGTTGAAATTGCGGGGGAAAATGGCAGAGAAAAAGAAAAACGGGCGGCCTTCTATATGGTCCGAAGCTCTAGAAGACGAGATTTGTCGCCGCATTGCGGCGGGGCGTTCCGTTTTGAGCGTGTCAAAAGACGACGACATGCCGTCGGACTTCACAATATGGAAATGGATGAATGAGAGAGAGGGCTTCTCTCTTAAGTACGCCCGCGCGATAGAAGCACGGGCAATGGCGCACGCCGACGAAATTTCTGATTTGACGCGTCGCGTTGTTTTAGGGGAAGTCCCGCCCGACGTTGCCCGCGTTGCGCTTGATGGTTTGAAATGGACGGCTTCACGGCTTTTGCCGAAGGTATACGGTGACCGCCAAAGCGTTGACGTTGCCGTGACGCATACGCACCAATTGCATTTAGACGCGCTGAAACGCTTAAACGAAACGGCGCGCGCTTTGCCAGTCGGCGACGTGATAGAGGGCGAAGTCATAAGCGTGTCCGAATAGGGCTTGCCCTATTGACAATAGTTATCCACATGCTAGAAGTGTCGCATTGAAATTGTGTTTGACATTTTGAGACACATGTCGCACAACGTCTAAGACAACAACGGGACACGGAGAAGCGGATCGGGAAACACTGGCAGCGAAACACGAGACGGGAAGGCGCGACGCGGCGACGCGAAGCGGGAAGGCGGATCGGGCGACCGTGAAACCGCAAGACCCCCCCCCGTCTCCACCCCCTGGGGGGTGCGCCTGCTGCTGCCAACCCGCCCCCGAAAATCCAGCACCGCAACACGGAGATGCAGCTATGCTTATAGGGTATGCCAGAACTTCCACCAATGACCAGCACGCGGGCCTCGATGCGCAGAAGCGTGACCTTGCCGCGGCAGGGTGCGAGCGCATCTTTGACGAGCAAGTGTCATCTGTGGCGCGTCGTGACAAGCTCGACGAGGCGATCCAGTACTTGCGCGATGGCGATGTGCTTGTCGTGACAAAGCTCGACCGGCTTGCTCGTAGTGTTGCTGATTTGGTGATGCTCGTGGCTGAGATAGAGCGGCGCGGCGCGAGCCTGCGTATTCTGGCGATGAATCTCGATACGCACACACCGACAGGCAAGCTGATGCTGAATATGATTGGTGCTGTTGCGCAGTTTGAGCGCGAGATCATGTTGGAGCGTCAGCGTGAGGGTATCCAGAAGGCGAAGGCTGATGGGAAATACAAGGGCAGGAAGCCCACGGCGCAGGCGAAGCGTGATGATATAGTTGCGCTGATGGAGACGGGGATGAACACGGCTGAAGTGGCGCGGCAGCTGAAGATCGCGCGGTCCAGCGTGTATCGCGTTATGGAGAGGGAGATAGGGTGATGGGTATTATTGAGCTGATGCAAAGGGCGTTGGATAAAACGAATGACCCAGATGCGATATTCGCTTTAGATCGAGGAATTACTGAGATTGAGCGATTGCGAAAAGCGTTGCACGCGATTGGTTATGGCCCCCCTGATGAGGGTGAGACGCTTGGCTTGTTGAATAATTTTGTTGATTTAGCCCGTGCTGCTCTTACGGAGAAACAGTGATGGCTGGCTTTCGCTCAAAGCGTGTAGCATCACGCAAAAGATATGCAGATATGGAGACGATGGATCACTTGATCGATCTGCGTAAGCGTTTGGCTGATGCGGAGATGCAGCGAGATAACGCGCTAACTGTGCTTATGGATTTGCGGCGCGAGAATCTGCGGTTGATCAAGATGGTTGACCATGTGGTGAAGGGGAGTGAGTGATGGATAGTCCGCATTATATTTTAGATGAAGCTGCAAAGTGGCGACGTTGTCCAATGGGTATGGGACAGAAGATTGACCTTGAGCATTCCTTTTGTCTTGGCTCCGAGTGCATGGCGTGGCGGTGGGGTACATCTTACAAATGGGATGAAGATGCAGATAGGCCAGAAGTAACTTACAGCACAACGCATGGCTATTGCGGGATGGTGAGGAACCAGTAGTGACACCGATAATCGCCATCTTTCGCCATGACCCTGAGTGCTCGCAGGAATGCGTTGACGGAATGGTCGAGGCGTTGAGCGGCGCGTTTCAGATCCGCACATTTGACGAGACAGAGGTGCTCGATGATGTGCTTCGTGATGCGGATATAGTGGCATTCCCTGGTGGTATTGGCGACGCTCGAAGATATTACGATTTCTTTAAGCGGCGCGAGGGTAACGCGATAGCTGACTTTATTGCGCGCGGGGGGAAGTATTTGGGTATCTGCATGGGCGCATATTTCGCCGGTCGCGAATACTTTGATGTGCTCGATGGACTTGAACCTGTGCAGTATATCAAGCGCCCAGATGCAGATGTGCGGAGAAGCTATGGCACTGTTGCGCGTGTGACGTGGGGTAATCGTGATGAGCGTATGTTCTTCTATGACGGGTGTACGTTTGTCGGTGATGGGCGCTGCCAGATCGTTGCTCGATATGCGAATGGCGATCCGATGGCAGTGATACAGAGAAGGGTGGGACTGATCGGGTGCCACCCAGAGTCGCAGCAGAAGTGGTACGATAAACCGTACATGCAGAAGTGGTGGCATGGTGGTCAGCATCACGAGTTGCTGTTGGGGTTCACGAAAAAACTGATGAGGCAAAAGTGATGGATATTGTTGAACGGTTGCGGAAAGATTCTAGGGGCCCTGCACTAGAAGCCGCCGACGAGATTGAGAAATTGCGTTGGGAAAATGCCAATATGGAAAAACTATGGGGCAAGTCCGAAGGCACATGGATGGAAATCCGCGATAAGCAAGATGCCAAGATTGAGCGGTTGCGTAAGGTTGTTACGCTACTGATTGAGTATGAAGAGCACGATGAAAACATTTATAAGGGCGCGGTCATGTGGGAAGCACTTATTGAGGCAGCACACGCCGCGTTGAAGGATAAACAGTGATGGAGATCGATCATAGCGCTGCCGAGCGCGTGAAGCAGTTAGAGGCAGAGGTGCTGGTGTATCGTGATGCTTTACAGAATATCCATGACAGATTGCTTGATGTGGATAGCTGGTTGGCTCGTATTGCTGACGCGATACAGTTTGCAGCGAGCGCTTTGAAGGGAGAGAGATGATGGGCTGGACTAACCTGAAACCGAATAACGAATGGGAGAAGCTCGTTCGCAGTCTGGATACTGTGCGTGGCGATGCGATGATCTCATTCCGTCAAGGATGTCCGTTTGACCATAACCCGTTCGAGGTTGGGTCTGACCGGCATAAGGCATGGGCAGAGGGATGGGAGATGGGGGAACAGAAATGGGGAGCGCCGGTTAATGAAAAGCGAAGCTGAAGTGCTGTTGCAGCTGTTTGTTCACTCTTACTTTAACCTGATCGATCAACTGAAGAAGCGAGAAGATGTCGCGACAATGATGGACTCTACAGGTGAGAGTAATGCGTATAACATGGCTTTAGGGTATACCTATGCCGCGTTGGATGATCTGGCGATGCGAGCAGATGCGTTGCTGCGTAAGGGTGAGTGATGACATATCCGCAATTTAATTACACTCTTGGCGCACCCATGCCGATTCCTTCATCCATGAAGGTAAAGCCAATTAGAAATACTCAACGCAAAACACAGTCAGGAGTTCCAGCGATACCGTTGGAGAAATAATGATGGCGAAGCAGGTCAAGGCAGACGGTAAAGAGTTCGACGATTTCATTGCGCTGTATCGCGGTGATCCGGTCAAATTTGTCCGTAATGTGCTGGGCCAGTCGCCATTGCCGTGGCAAGAGAAGCTGTTGCAGAAAATCGCTTCCGGTAAGCGGCGTATCTCTGTGCGTGCCGGTCATGGCGTTGGCAAATCCACTGTGTGCGCGTGGGCTATTGTCTGGGTCATGTGTACGCGGTTCCCACAGAAAGCCGTGATGACTGCGCCGACTGCGGGGCAGCTGTTCGATGCGCTCTTCTCTGAGTTGAAGGCGCAGGTGAACAAGTTGCCGCCAGTACTGCGCGACTCATTTGATGTGCTGAGTGACCGCATCTCGTTGAAGGCTGCACCGGAGTCGAGCTTTGCATCAGCACGCACCTCGTCCTCAGAGCGACCGGAAGCACTTGCCGGTATTCACTCGGAGAATGTGTTGCTGATTGTGGACGAGGCATCAGCTGTGCCTGAAGCTGTGTTTGAGGCAGCAGCAGGGTCTATGTCTGGTCACAGCGCGTGTACGATCCTGATCGGGAATCCGACGCGTAATAGCGGGTTGTTTTACCGGACGCACCATGAGCTGGCCTCTGACTGGGACACGATGCACGTCTCGTGTCTCAATATTCCATTGGTGTCGCGCGACTTCGTTGAGCAGATCAAGGCAACCTATGGCGAGGGGTCTAATGCGTATCGGATACGCGTTCTCGGTGAGTTTGCCGTTGCCGATAATGATACGCTTATTGCGGCAGAGTTGGTCGATGCAGCCATGTCGCGTGATGTCACGGCTGATGTGTCAGACGGCATGGTGTACGGGTTGGACGTTGCGCGGTTTGGCACTGACAGATCGGCTCTGTGCAAGCGCAAGGGTAATGTCGTGATGGAGGTAAAGTCATGGGGTGGCCTTGATCTGATGCAGCTCGTCGGGGCTGTGGTGAACGAGGCGCGCACAGATAACCCGGTCGAGATCTGCGTTGACACGATTGGTCTTGGCTCTGGGGTTGCGGATCGGCTGCGCGAGATGGGGTACAATGTCAGGGATGTGAATGTCGCTGAAGCGTCTGCCATGAACCCGAACGCAAACAAGTTGCGCGATGAGCTGTGGCTTGCAGTCAAGGATTGGCTTGCGACCCGCACCGTGAAGATCCCCGCTGAGTCGGCGTTACGGCATGAGCTTGTGGCCCCGCGTTATGGTTTTACGTCTTCTGGCAAGATTGTGGTAGAGTCGAAGGACTCGATGAAGAAACGCGGTATGCGGTCACCGGACTTGGCCGACTCTTTGTGTTTGACCTTTGCCGGTAATGCGGCACTGGTTGGCGGAAGAGCGACACCTTGGGTAAAAGGAAGACCTATTAAGCGTGCTATTAAAGGTATTGTGTGATTTCCGAAGTACAGGAGTTTCGGATGGAGCATCTACTTCTTGCATCAGTCATATTTGCCTCGCCGCACTTTTGCCGCGAACGGGAAGCGATAGCCGCAGGTCTTTTGAGTGAATACCACGAGGAAGCGCAGCCACCGATTATGGTAGACAATAAGCTGGCGCTTCAGTTTTACCGTGGTCCTAAGAGCTGGACGCTGACTTCTGTAGAGCCTGATGGCCGCACATGTGTTATAGCAGCCGGTGAAGGTTGGAATTTAGATAAGTCGTAAGGGTTTATGTGATGGCGAAAAGTCCAGCGTGGCAGCGGAAAGAGGGGAAGAACCCCGCCGGTGGGTTGAACGCGAAGGGTCGCGCTTCAGCAAAGGCTCAAGGGATGAACCTGAAGCCGCCGGTCAAGTCAGGCGATAATCCTCGCCGTGCATCGTTCCTCGCTCGCATGGCAGGTATGCCAGGGCCAGAGCGTGACGAGAAAGGTAAGCCGACGCGTTTGCTGTTGTCTCTTAAGGCATGGGGAGCATCGTCGAAGGCTGACGCGAAAGCGAAGGCAAAAGCGATTTCTGCAAGAAACAAGGGAAAGAAAAATGGTTGAAGCATGTCCGGTCGCCACGCGCGACATCACAGTGAACTTACAGAATCGCGGCAAAGCGATTGATAAAGCGCATTACGGTCCAATGGACCCGAACCAGCCAAACGACCGCTACTGGGCGCAGAAAGCCAAGATGTGGGACGTATCACCGGATGAGGCGAAGACGCAGCGTTGCGGGAACTGCGCGGCATTTGTCCAGACCACCGCGATGATGAAGTGCATCGAAGATGGGTTAGCCGGTAAAGATGGAAGCCAGCAAGATGCGATGGATGTTGTGGATGCAGGCGATCTTGGGTTCTGCGAAATCTTTGACTTCAAGTGCGCCGCAGCGCGTACCTGTGACGCTTGGATCGTCGGTGGCCCAATCACTGATGAAACTGAAAGCGAAGCTGAAGACGAGTCTTCTTCGTCTGACACTGAGGAAGATAAATCAGAAGGCGAATCAGAGGACGAGTACGGTCCTATGGCTAAAGGGGCAGGTTTGCTTGAGGGTAAATTGATCGGATGAACTTAGCGATCTGTATACCGGCTAGAGATGAGGTCTACGCCGGTTTTGCCAAAGATCTGGCAGTCCTGTCAGCTCAAACCTATGCTGCGCCAGAATGGTCGAAATTGGATATACTTATGGTAAGCGGCACTCTGATTGCCGACCAACGGATGAAGTTGGCGCGCATGGCATTAGAGGGTGGCGCAGACTATTTGTTGTTTCTTGACAGTGACATGCGCTTCCCAGCTAATGCTGTGCGTCAACTCATGCAGCACGGTTTGCCGATTGTGGCAGCGAATTACGCAACACGGCGACTTCCGGTCAAAACTGTGGCTTTCAAGAATTTCCAAAAGCTCGAATATGTAACATCTGGTGTTGAATCTACAGGGTTAGAGGAAGTTGACGCTGTAGGGATGGGTTGCATGTTGGTGAGGGCTGATGTGTTCCGCGCCATGCCGATGCCGTGGTTCCAGATCGGGTATTCGCCTGACTGGAAGGCGTTTATCGGTGAGGACATGTACTTCTGCCGCGAGGCTCAGAAGGCAGGGTTCAAGGTCTACATTGACCATGATCTCAGCAAACAGGTAAGACATATAGGTGTGCTTGAGTTCATGCACGAACACGTTGATCTTTAAGGAGTATCTGCGATGAAGGGTAAGGGTTCAGCTAAAATAGCTAAGGTGATGGGCGAATATAAACGTGGCAAACTTCACGCAGGCGTTAATCCGAAAGGCCCGAAGAAGGCACCGCTGGCAAAGAGCCGCAAGCAGGCCATCGCGATTGCACTCTCAGAAGCGGGTATGACAAAGAAGTCAAAATGAACCACTTTTTTGATGACATCCAAGGCTGGTTCAACTTCACAAGACCGTATCGCGATGCGGTGCTAGCGGCACCCAAAAGTGGTGCGGTCTTTGTGGAGATCGGCTGCTGGAAGGGCAGATCGTCTGCGTTTCTGGGTGTCGAAATCGTCAACTCTGGCAAAGACATACAGTTATACTGCGTCGATCACTGGAAGGGATCTGACCAAGTCCACAAAGATGACCCGGAGCTGAAGTCTGTGTACTCAATCTTCAAAGCAAACATGAAGAAGATCGAAGGGTTAAAGATGACACCTATTCGGTCTGACAGTGCCGGTGCCGCTTCCAAGTTTGAGGATGGTTCTGTCGATTTTGTGTGGATCGATGCCGGTCACGAGTACGAGGAAGTGAAGGCCGACATCGAGGCATGGATGCCGAAGCTGAAACGGGGCGGAGTCATGGGAGGTGACGATTACCCGTTCGATGGTGTATCTAAGGCTGTGAAAGAATTACTGCCCAAGCACGAGGTAGGCTCAGAGAGCGGCTGGAAGTGGTGGCGCGTTAGAAAGGTCTAAGATATGGCGATTTCAGGATATGACCCCGACAACATTCCGGTATCCGTCTCAGCACCGCGTGCTTATGACGATGAAACGGGCATCCTGACACCAGGCATAAATGACCAACCGATGGACGAGGAAGAGTTCCGCTCTCGCGTTCGTCAGGCGATTGAAGACGCAGCAGTTTATATCGATACCTATATCGCGCCAGAGCGCGAGAATGCGATGTCCTATTATCTGGGCAACGCGTTTGGTGACGAGGAACAGGGACGCTCTCAGGTCGTTATGACAGAAGTGCGCGATACTGTTCTCGCAATGCTCCCATCGTTGCTCCGTATCTTTACGGGTGGCGACAAGATCCTAGAGTTCGTCCCGAAGACCGCTGAAGATGTCGAAGTCGCTGAACAGATGACCGACTTCATCAACTACATCTTCATGCAGGAAAACCCAGGCTTCCGCATTCTCCATGACGCGATGAAAGATGCGCTTATTCTGAAAGAGGGTGTGCTTACTTGGTATAAGCAGGACAAAGAGACTGTCGAAGAGTATTCGTATTCCGGTCTGTCTCAAGAAGAAGCAGCACTGATTGCGCAAGATCCGCAAGTGACTGTTCTTGAGTTGCAGGAAGAGCAAATCTTTACAGCGCAAACGAATGTCGTGACGATGTCGCCAGACATGAACATGACACCGCGTGTCTTCTCGATGCGCGTGAAGCGCGTCATCCGCGAGCCTCGCTATATCGTTGAATGTATTCCGGTCGAGCAATTCTTGATCGACAATCAGGCAACGAGCATTGATGACGCTCTGATCGCCGGTCGGCGCAAGCTCGCAACAGTGTCTGAGTTGGTGGCGATGGGCTACGACAAAGACATCGTTGAGATGAATGCCGGTTCTGGTGGCTTTGAATTGAATATGGAAACTCTGGTCCGTAATCCTGCTGACCAGTCGTTCTTTGGGGTGGCAAATGGAAACGACGAAAGCACAGACAAAGTCTATTACGTTGAAGCCTATATCCGCATCGACAAAGATGGCGACGGTATCGCCGAACTGCATAAAGTCTGCACAGTCGGTAATGGCGGTTATATCGTCCACCAAGAAATAGTTACAGAGATCCCGTTTGCGACGCTGTCGCCAGATCCGACACCGCACACGATTTTCGGTAAGTCGATTGCTGATCAGACGATGGACCTGCAACTGATCAAGTCTAGCATCATGCGTAATACGCTTGACTCGTTGGCTCAGTCGATCCATCCGCGCACAGGTTTTGTTGAGGGTCAGGTCAACGTAGACGATTTGATGAACAACGAGACAGGCGCGCTGATCCGTATGCGTTCACCTGGTGCGATTGTTCCTTTTGCAACACCGTTTGTCGGTCAACCGGCGCTTGGTGTTATGGGCTATCTTGACGAGATTAAGACGCAGCGCACAGGTATCTCGCGCGCTTCGCAGGGGTTGGATGCAGAAGCGCTTCAGTCCACGACCCGCGCCGCAGTACAGGCGCAGCTCTCCTCATCGCAAGAGCGCATCGAGATGATCGCGCGTCTCTTTGGTGATGGCTTGAAACGTTGCTTTAAGGGTTTGCTGCATCTCGTTGTACAGCATCAGGATAAGCCAAAGATTATCCGTCTTCGTAATAAGTTTGTCCCCATCGATCCACGCGGCTGGACAGCCGATATGGATATGGTGGTCAATATTGCCTTGGGCCGTGGCTCAGATGAGCAACGGATGATGTTCTTGCAGCAGATCGCCGCGAAGCAGGAGCAGATCCTTCAGCAGTATGGACCGAATAACCCGATGGTCTCGATCCAACAGTATGTCTCGACGCTGAACCAGATTACGCAGCTCGCTGGCTTCCA